TGAAAATGTGGCGACTGTAAACGGCATCAAAGTGCTTGCCCACTACAATTGGGATTCGATTTCAGAAGAGTATTTCGGTCTTGTAAATCAAAACAAAATCATTTACACAACTAAATCGAATTTGGTCATGGGCACGGACTTGCGTCCAGACGCGCTTGGTGGTAAATCTTTCTTTAAAGCTTACCAAGACCCCAAAAACGATGAAATTACATTGTCGAGTAAATACATCTTGGCTGTAAATTATGTTTTTGCGAGCCTTTTTAGCGTCGCATTGTAGGTAAAAATATTAAAAAGGGGTGTAAAAGCCCCTTAACTTTTAAATAAAAAAGACATGCCAATAATTGCTGGTTTAACAAAGAATTGCAATACGCTTTGCGCGGGCGGTGCCAAACGGCTTTGGGTCGCGAATTATGAAGACATCGCCTCGTTCGCGTTTGGGTTAAATGCTGGGATTACGGCCATAACGATGGTTGCGACAAAGAAGTTTTACGAAGTCGAGCTAAAGCGACAAACAAAAAACTTTACGGAAACGATGTCTACAACAAATGGCTGCGGTTATTCGCTAACTCAAAACATTACAGGCTCGGGCCAATGTCGCGACCAAGTAGCTCGGAACTGGCTTATCTCGATGGCAAAACAAAGCTGTTGCGGAATTGTTGGCGTAATTGAGGAAGGTAACGGTTTCGTGGGCGTTTGGGGGTTCATTGAAGACCAAAGTATTTATCTCGGCAGTGGAACTACCATTACCACTGGCGCAACGCTTCAAGACCCATCGGAAGTCACATTAGAGTTGCTTTGCGATACGACGCTGGACGGGATGCTGACTGAGCTAACAGGGGGCGTTGCTGCAATTGTAGCACTAACCTAATTGTATACACTTTAATTGATTATCAGGGGCAGAAATGCCCCTTTTTAAATACATATACTATGTTAAAGTTTAAAGAAAAAGCAGAAGAATTAGAGACATCTTTTCCAATTTTAGGCACAAAAGAGTTTCAGCGAAAAAAGCTAAAAAGAGCAAACGAAACGGAATTAAAGTGGTATGTTTTGCAACTTATCCAAAATCCGAAAAATTTCAACTTTTTATTTTCAATTTTTGATGAAGATTTCGATACTATTAAAAAGTTTACGGAAGCTACAGAGCCGACCGAAATTAAGAAAATACAAAAACCTACTTTAAAAGAAACTGAATAATGGTGAATCCCAAAAATAATTTTTCGTTGCATTTTTCGCGAACAGAAGACGTCGTATTGCCCCAAGATTTATATTTTGAGCAGGCAGATAATACCCGTAATATTTTTGGGCTTTACGATTATTTACCTTTCATTAGGCTCGGAGAAATTGAGCACCTTATCGCACTTATTACGAATAGTCCAACGGCGCAAAGTATATGCAATAAGGTAGCAGCGTACACGATTGGCGAAGGTTTTTATCTCAAAAAAGAGCGCACGATTCTCGGAGATAAGAGCACACAAGAAATTACCGACGCTCAGAAAACTATACTTTGGCGTATACTAAAGAGAAAAAACTCGGACGGTGATTGCTTGTTAGACGTGTGCACGAAAAGCGCGTATGACTACCAAGCTGTCGGCAACACTTTCGTTCGACTTGATTTAATAAATAACATCACTTTCGCGACACATCAGAACGTCAATTTTGTGCGCCCTTTCCGCTCAACAGACTTAAAGACACGATTTTTTGGTGTGTCAACGGATTGGGCAATACTGCCATTCGAGACAAGTGCACGCGACCGCGCGCGCGGAAATGAGATAATTGCGACCATTGCAGACATCCCTGTTTATCCTCATTTTTCGGATTTATTAGAAGAGATTGCAGATAGCGAATTTGGCATTGGTGTAGATTTGTCTGATTTTTACGGATTCGATAAATCCTCCATGATTCACGTTAAAAGATACGCGCCACTAATGTACCAGTGGGGCTTACCGTCGTGGGTTTCGGCAAAACATTGGGTAGAACTCGAATACAGAATACCGAAATTTAACGTTTCGAGATTCAGAAATGGACTTACTTCTTCTGGATTATTGCAGCTTTTTGGCGACCTTACAGATGCGGAAAAAGACATGTATCAAAAAGCTTTTACCGAAAAAATGACCAATACAGGCAATGATTTTAAGGTTATGTTACAGATACTTGAAAACCCTGAATTAAAAGCAAATTGGATGCCGTTTGAAAATACGTACACAGGATATTTTATGGAGCTTGCTACTTTGGCGAAAGAAATGATAGCAACAAGCTTCGAGATTCCTTTGTCTTTGGTACAAGCAACCGCTGGGCAAATGGGCAACAATCAACAACTTAGGTCAGAATTTGAAGTACTTTACAGGACTAAAATATACGCGATTCAGGAGGCTTTATTGAGCGGAATTGTACAGCCATATCTTAATGTAATCGCGGAAAACGAAGGGATTGAATGGCTTAAAGATATAGAATTAGGCTTTACGAACATTATTCCTGTCTCGTTTTCTGGGGATTTGGATTTAAACGCGCTGGTTACAAAAGATGAAGGTCGCGAAATTCTTGGCTTTACGGCAATGGAAACGGAAGAATTGACAATCTCAGAAGAGGCTATTCCGCAAGAAAAAAAAGGAGCAATAAACAGATTGAAAAGTTTTTTTAAACGTAAATAGTATGCAATTTATTAAAGCTCAAGAAGTTGTAAAAGGAGGATACGTGCGGATAGGCCCCACCGATACGCAATTTGACAGTTTGCTGCTTGCTTCGCATTGCGACAATGCAGAGCGAGAGTATGTCCGAGACGCAATTGGTTCTACGTTCTTTGAGTATCTGAAAACACAAAGAACGTCAGGAATTATAAATTACAATGCAGATTTGGGGGCCATTGTGCCTGCTTTTTCAAATGCGGACTTAGAAGCTCTTTTTTTGAATGGTAAATTATTTGATTTAATTGGAAATGCAGTTATAAAAACCGCGCTTCCTCACATTCATTTTAAGATAACAAGTTCTGGCGTTCAAACCAATGTTTCTTCATTTTCGCAGGCTGGCACAGGAAACGACATGAGATATTTAGGCGATAGCATGGGCAAGACAATCACTTTTTTGACTAAAGAAGTTCGTGACTACCTATGCGCTAATGCTGCAAAATTTACACCTTTCGGATTTGATGATAAAGACTTTTGCGACTGCAAGAATGCGAATAAATTAAAACAAAATAACCTCTTAATTTTATACTAATGTCGAAATATACAAAAATAAAAATAATAGACGACGGCGGAATGATTACTTTCCAAACCGAAACGTCGCAACACATCACATCTGAACCGAAAGGCTCGGTTCGTATTTCTAAATTTTCGCTTACAGGGTTTTCTTTTGAGCGATTAATTACAAATACAGGCATTGCTTATGTAGATTCTGCTGATGATATTTTAGACGCAACAGGAACGCCTTATGGCGTTACTTTTGACGCTGTAAGAACGATTTTAGCGGCTTTTTTTCTTAATAGCTCTGGCGGTGGCTCGGTCGCTGGAGCTGAAAATGGCTTGTATGTTTCGGGCGGAAATGTAAGACTTGGAGGTGCTTTGTTGCAAGATACAGATTTGATTGAAAGCGGATTTAGATTCGTTCAAATCAGGACTGAAACAATTGCAACGGCGGACGTAACAACAGTATTCAGGTCTAATATTGCTAATCCTTTTACCTTGCAAGGGTGGACTGAAAATTCGCTAGTGCGCTCTATGTTTGTTGAAGATGCGAATGGTCGCACTGTAACCGTCGGCGTTGCAAGCAACAATACAGACCCATCGGCGGCTTTTTTGAGCGCGGTACAGGTGTCTAGCTCTCGTGAATCGTATATTATTGTGCAGCCCCAAGAAATTTCGCAAACAATTTGGAGGCTTGGTGCAGTTTTATCTCGAAATTCGATTTCAGGAGCGCAACATTTATTGGATTATAAAACTCAAATACAGGCAATACAGCCCCAAACTGGTAGCGTTGTTCAAGTTACTAGATATTCAATAGAAGTGGACATCGCAACAGTTACTGCAAACCAAATTTTGACAACTATCGCGATGGAAGCAAATTGTCAATACAGTGTCGAAGCTGTCATAAATTTCAGGAGAACAAATCTTTTGGGCGCGGGCGGTGCTCGTTTTTTTGGAGGCGCAAGCAGGTCGTTAGGCTTTGGGAATACGCTTTATTCTAATAATCCAAACGTCGTTGTTCTTGAAAACGTAACAGGAAATCCCTCTTTTGGGCATAATATAGTTGCAACAGATTACAATATCTTAGTGTCTAATTCGAGTGCGATAAAGACAAGATACAGCGTAGTAATTACAATTACAAAAACAATCATAACAGACACATTCTAATGCCATCAACAAACGAATATTACTACGTATTGCCAGAAGAAATGTCAATTGGCGCAAATACAGACGACTTATTAGTGTCAGCTAATTACTTGCGAATTACGGCAACTTCAAGTTTTGAACTAACTGGAATACAGGCACCAGTTGAAGACTCGCACGCTTGCGTTTTTCGGCTCAAAAATGATGCTGCTTCGGGTTCTGGATTAAATATTACGCTAAAGCAAGACACCACAAGCGCGGCTGGTAATAGATTTTTTATGCTCACAGGAGCGGACGTTATTTTAGCTCCGCAGCAATACGCGATTTTCAATGTGGTCACAAAAGGCTTTGTTTGCTCTCAAATTATTACATAAAAATGGAATTAGTAGTAATAACGGCGGTGTCTGTATTTGTTTGGTTTTTCGCTTTATCTTGGTATATTGTAACCGATTTTATTGAAAGCAGATACTCCAACCGATGGTTTATTGAGTTCCAAAAATTGAGTAAAGAAAACCAAGAATTAAAAGAAAAACTGAAAAGATATGAAAAATAAAACAAAGCGATTTATCGCATTTTCGCTGCTTCATTTTTTTTTAAATGGGCTGATATTTACAACAATATTCGTATCTTTAGAGAGTGATTTAAAGATTTCCGTATTCGTAAAAGAAGAAAAAAAATAATCAATGGGCTGCTGTAAATGTTGCGATAATACTAAAGAACTTGGATGTATATTGCCCTGCGGCATACAGGTTGTCACAGGCGCGGTTTGCCCTATCGGAATGCAGGGTGAATGGACTTTATTTATAAAGTTTGCAAGGAGAAATTACAGCTATAAAAACACATTTATAGTTGGGCAAGAAATTAATTTTAGTGTTGGATGTCTCGATGCGTATTATAAATATTCTGCATATATCTTGAATGCAGACAAACAAAGCGTTATCTTTGAGATAGAAGGCAATTTATTCGATTGCTTTACTTTTGAAACACAGCCTGAATCTTTATTTGGGCTTAATCTTTTCGCAACATCTGTAATTTCTTAAAATGGAAAACCTAATATTTTTATCTTTAATGGCAATCTTTATTAGTTGCCTTGCAAAGTTTTTGCACTATTGCGTTGGTGAGCCAAAGTTTTCTGATGATAACTTAGAGATTAAATCTATGCGAATTTTTGGGTTTTACGGACGTTGGGTTATGCGAAATTTTGCAGCTGCTTATGAGAGAGAAAGCGAAAGATTATCCAAGCTAATGGATGTCGTTACCGCAAGATTCCCAAAAAACAACTGCGCCCCACAAAGCGAATACGATAAAGTATTGGCAGCAAGAAGGGGAAATATTTGGCAAGCTTTAGGTGCATGTCCAGTGTGTTTTTGCACTTGGGTAGCGATATTTTCTTGGGCTATTGTTTTGTTTGTATTTAGCCTTTCGTTTTTTTGGATAATAATTTGTGTTCCATTTTCGGTAATCACATTCTCTAAATTATAGCACGCTAAAAGTGCAACTATAAAAAAAGCCCTCGATTGTGAGGGCTTTTTTTTATCTATTTTTAAGTGTCTCTATTTGAGTTAAATTGGCAGACTCTGCAATTGCTTCAAGGCTTTGATAGTACGCTTGCGCAAGTGCTACATAAGTCCTTATCATTTCAAAATGCTCATCAGCGCAATCGACAATACAGATTCTACATCTGTCTTTAATGTCAGGGAATTTACCCTCAAAGTCGAACATATTTTCAATATTTCTGACGAAATGTGGCGATATTTCACTATCCCAAGAATTTCCCAAATCTACCCACATCCTTTTTATCTCTTTTTGGACAATCAAAGTAGGCGGGTTTATTAAAACTCTAATAACTGCACCTTTGTTTATCTTACAGTCTTCAAGTTCGTTTAATAACATCGCATAGCCCCTGATTTGCCACTCATAAATCGGGAGGTCTTTATCTTCATCGAAGATTTTTAATCCGCTTGGCTGCCAAACGTTTTTTTGGTCAAAAACAAAATTACGAACCTTCCAGTCGTACCCGTTTGTTTTAATAAAGCTATTTTCTAATTTCTTAGGTTTAGCTTTTGTGGCAAACTTGTATCCAAGCATTTTGCCGACCTGCTCAATGCTCTTTTGCTCGCAAATGTTTCCCTTTTCAGTATACTTATTTTGAAAGGAAGTTTGAAACTCGAAGCGGTCTTTCATAAACTCATCTTCAATATACGACTTTGCGCCTTTAGATAATTGGGGCGTTGCTATCGTATTTTTTTTAGCAACAAGCTCAAAGTGTCGCGCTTGCTGCTTTTCGGTGAGCTTTTCAGCCGTCCCGAGTTTCAATAATTCCTTTTCTTGCGTATCCGTCAAAGTTGGCGCGGCAATAGAAACCGCGCCAATCATAATCCTGCCAAAAGAAGAGCAGCGGAATTTTTTTAACTCCCCCATTGCCCAGTTTTTAGGAACTCAACTTGCTCTGGAAACAAGTCGTAAATGTCTTCTATGTTTTCCAAAGAAGTGTTGCCAGCTTCGATTTCGAGCCTAGCCTCCAAGATTTCGGATTCCGAAATTAGCTGCTTCGATGCGCTCTCCTGCACCTTTTCGTTATCTACGTAGCTATACTCGTCGCCATCAATAACTGACTGGTCTGCAAGATGCGCAGTAGACATTTCTATAGACAAGATACCCCATTTAGACAGGATTGACTTCACCGCCGTCTTCATTGCCATCGCATCAAAATCTGTCTGCCATGGGCCATTATTGAAGGTTTTTGAAAACCGCTGTGCATGCGCTGTCACTCTGGCCTTAGACCAATAATCGACTTTTTCAAAGCCGTTTTTTAGTCTAAAATAAGTCGCATAGCCAGCAATTTCACCCTCAGCTGGTTTTGAAAAATCAATTATGATTTCTTCTGTAAGCGCGTTGAAAGACACGAACTGATTTGCATGTACTTTACAAACGTTCAATTTTACGTACTCGCCAGTCCTGTGCGCGAGCTGCACAAAGCCCTTCCAGCCAATCTGAAACTGCGCTTGCACTAGGCCTTTTTGCCTGTAAGGTACAATCCACGCAAAGCCTAACTCTTTGCTAATTGGTAGGTCGAGCGCGGCCGCTGTCATGGCTGCTGCGTAGATGCTTTTTGGGTCGCAGGTTGACAGCATTTCGTTGTTTACTGTAATTTGAAGTAGAGCAGCAATGAACGCGTTTGTCTTTTTGCCCAACAACTCTTCAAATTTTTGCTTAACATCTTCTCTATTAAAAAAAGATTTGAGCGGGTTTTTTTCTGTCATTTTTTTTATGTTTTTTGTTTACAATAACATAAAAGTAAGGGTATAAATATGTATTTGCAAGTTATTTGCATAAATATTGTAAATAAAATACAGCACACT